GCTTTGTTGGCTCCTGTCCAGTTGGCTTCGGTGATCTGCGTATCCGTGGTATCTGGAAAGCGGGTGACTGCCATCAGTTTATCCGTTCAACAAACATCATAGATCCGGCTTCCAATGTGGTAGCCGTAGCGTTCGAGGCGTTCTGCGACCATTGCAACTTTACAGTTCCGGCATCGGCAAGGGCAAACATGGCTTCAATCAAAACAGGGTAGTTCGCAAAGACATTCGTGATGCCTGCCGATGCTCCAAAAGCAGAGAGCCAGTTATACGTGCCACCATTGCTAAAATACACCGACCCCTCAAGTACGCTGTTCGTGGTTGTGGTGGCGAGTGCAACCTTGATGCCGCCCGATGCGTCCGCAGTCACCTCAAGCGCGAACGTGGCGCGGTACAGACCCGGCTCCAACGCAACCGTAAGATCATCGTCATCCTGCAACGTTGTCGATGATGTAACAGACTCAGGTGCCGCCTTTCGGATGTAGATATACGGACCCGATGTCACATTTACATCTCTGGTAATCGACGAAATAGAACCGCTTGACGTTACGATCACCGCAAGCAATAGGGCGTTGCCGGGGTTAGTGCCGCTTGTGTTATCGGTAAGGGTGCCGTCCGGTTCAAGCCATAGGTAGTTCGTGGCGTTGTCCGTCAGCGTCACGTTCTGCGTGGCATCGGATGAAATCCAATAGCCGTTGACCAACGCCTCACCCGCCGCTACGTCAGCGACCACGCCGCCGCCGTCCGTTACGTCGAAGCCTTCCGTGGTCCACGCGCCGCCCGCAGCAATAGCGTTGTTAAGACCCTGCCATGCGGCTTCGGTTACGCTGTCGTTGGTCTCTGGAAATATCGTTGTTGCCATTATGCGTCAGCGAAGGTTAACGTCCATGTGATCGTGATGCTTTTCGTTGCATCCTTTACGATGGCACTCGACAAAATGGACCGACAAAACATGGTGCCACCCGATGCCTGATCGAACATTCCGACCTCGGCAATAGTGTTGCCATTGGCTTCCGTTTTGCTAAAAAATGCCTTGAATGTAGCAACTCCATTTAGGGCTGAATCCGAAACGATAGCGTTGCGGTCTACCTCTGCTCCAAGCGCGGTATCTGTTGTCGCTGCCGCTGTGTTATCGGTGCCGATGCCGATGTGCGAAGGGAACGCTATACTGTCCTGTGCAATCAACGCCGCGATGCGATCACGACCGCCGTTTACGACCACGTTGTCCTGTTCAATGACGCGCCCATCAGACACCTCAACACGGACGCGCCCCTTTACTGTCATTTTATCCAACATCTACAAGACCTACGATTGCGGTTGCGGACCCGACAAGGAACCCGCTTCCAGTTGCTGTTGCTGCTGATGCCGAATCGGAAACTGTGAGATTATCTTTTTCGGTATTCAACAACCGAAGTACCTCATTGTCCCGCACGACAAACTTACGGTCCTGCCGAGTCTTTTGCTTCCAGTAGGACCACCCGGCAACGGTCTGGGTTGCGGCTGCGGTAACGTCGAAGGATAATTGTCCATCATGGCGAAGCGAAGCCCCGATCTTTTCAATCAAGAAGTTCGCTTGTATGCCATGCTCAGGCAGGTCTATATACTGCGTCTGCCCGGCTTCGATGTTGACCTGATCGGTTGTGTATCGGCAGGTAATACGGGGCTGTGAATACTGTTCGAGAATCGACTGCGCTTTTAATTCGGCAGCATCAGCATTGTCCACGTCAGTTGCATCGACAACAGATACGTATTGACCAAGACCTGACTCTATTGCCGCACGTTCCGAAATGCTTTCGTCCGACACGGCGTTCACCAATATTGGAAATCTTGCTTTATAGGTGATCTTGATTTTGTCCGTAGATGACAATACGGTACCCGCCGTGTCCTGTGTAATTACTGGTGATCCGCTGTTGTAGTACCAATCGCTGACGGTCCCAATACCGTTAACGCCAACTGTTTGAGTCACATATCCGCTGCCCCTGTCAACTTCAATCGTTGGTGTTGCGCCTATTTCTGCACCGACCACAAACGTCCTTTTGTCACCATCACCACGTTCTATTTCCACGTCCTCCACTTCGTTTGTCGATGTGCCTGCCCTCAGAAATACAACGTTTCTGAAACTGCCGCGAACGGTAGAGAACTCTATCGACTTATAAGGTCTGTTGGAAGATGTGATTGCAAAAGGTGCAGGAGCGGCTTCAACAGATCGAAAGTTTAGTTTTTTGTCCTTGTCGATATTCCAGAAGAAGCCGCTGATCTCTGCCAACTCGTCAAAGATCAACTCATAGGACACGTAGTTCCACGGCATATACTCAATATATGCGCCATCATCTATATCCCCGGCGGTTATACCGTAGCCAGAAAGACCGGGCGAAGATACTGAAGATGAGATCCAACTTCCGGCAGTTTGCGCGGCAGTAGCATCTGCTACAATTTGCCTTCCTGCAATTTCGGAGAAGTCAATGCACCGATAAGTAAATCGGATTGTTGTGGTCTCTCCTACGGTGATGTCCGTTTCTGAAATGCTTTCAACCGTACCGCCCCAATATACGGTCTCCTGCGCTAACTCAAGAGTCCCGCCGCCTGACAATTCGAGACTGCCGCCGCCGGAAAGACCAAGCGGCAGCCCTCCGTCATCATATACAAACACATCTTCGCCCCACGTACATGATGGAGTCGTGCCTATCTCTTGAAAGGACAATGTGCCGCGCTGCGTTACGGCATCCTCATACCGGAAAGACTCCTTCACGAAGTCAACATCCGTACCCGCTTGGTTTTTAATTGCTATTGCCATTAGCGGTTGGTCCCGTAGATCTCCAGTTCCTGTGACCAGTACGGCATCGTTGCGGTGGCGATCGTCTGACCGTCAAGGTTAACGTTAATGGTCTGACCTCCTGTGGTCATGCCCATGCTGCCCATCACGCCGGATGTGTTAGCCGATCCACCTGTACCCATGTAGCCTTGCAAGCCAGACAGCCATGTTGGTGTACCCGCTCCATTCATGCTGCCACCTCCGGCTGTACCGGACAGCCATGATAGATCCACACCGCCCATCAGGTTTCCGGCGATCAGCCCGAAGCCCCCGGTCGAAATTGCTTGCTGAATCCACTCGTCGCGAGTTATTCCCATGCTAACCCACGGAGTCTCAGAACCGCCAAAACCTGCGAGCCTGTAAATGCTACTTCCAAACACGGAGGCGAGAGCAAGTGTGGTTGCAACAGGTATACCCGCTAACATACCCGCGCCGCCTCCTGCTGTTGTTGTTGCACCGCCCGTACCCGGTATGTTAACAGGTGGGACATTAGTACCGGGAGTGCCACCAATGGTAACACCACCGCCGCCCCCGCCGCCGCCATCGGCGGCTGCGCCGCTCGTAATTCCGATTAACTGCGCCAACTTATCTACAATCCCAACAATGGTTTTGAAGAACGTGATCCATGTCTCTGCCTGCAGTAGGACCATAAGCGACTTCATACCATCAAGAAATATCGTGGTCTGCTCTGCTGCATACCGCAATCCCTCGACGAACTTAAAGAACTTGGAGTTTTCGTCTACCTTGAGAAGGGTTAACGTGTCCTCAACGTTTCCAAGGTGAAGGGCAAGATTTGCGCTTTGATCGGCTGCATCCTCAAAATCTTCCTCAAGCAATCCAAAGGCGTGCTGTAATTGATAAAACCTGCTGACCTCATCGGCAGTTGGTATGATCTCTTTCAGCGCATCAGCCGTTGTCTCAACACCTTGCAAGTATGTTTCATCTGCTACGAAAGTATCAAGAAAGTCCTCCACCTTTTCCTTCGCTTCTTCAGCAGGTGTTTTTATACCAGATACGGCATCAATAATTGTTTTATTGTCTGGCTTGATGGCAAAAAGACCATCAACGCTGTTTTTTAAGTCTGTTACATCGCCCTCTGTATCAGTCAGCGTATCACTAACAGAGTCCTCGTCATTGACAAGTGGATCTTTAATATCGGTCTTAAAAGAAACGAAGCCATCAAGTGCCTCGGTCAGAAGTTCTTTCAGGCGCTCACTGAATGATTTCTTGCCCTCACCCTCGCCCATCGTTGCTTCTGCCGCATCTTTACCGGTATTCGGATCTATCTTGGATGTTATATCTGTGTCAAGAGTTTCAAAGAAGGCGAGGACAGCATCAATGTTTGACTTTGGAATTGATTCCAACGCCTCCATTGCTTTGGCATATTTCCCTGTCGCACCAAAGGTTACCGTCTTAATCGCGCCTGATGCTTGGTCCACAGTTGTTTGGACCGTTGATGCAATAAGTGCAAGCGATGCCCCCAACTGGTTTACCGCTTTTACAGTACCCGAAGCCATGAGACCTGCGAGCGTTCCATCCTCTCCGACAAACGCCTCTGTTACCGTTTCCGCTGCATCCCATGCAGCAGTAAACAATCCCGCGATTGAGCCAACCGCGCCGCCAATAGCCGTGATTAAACCACCGAATGTGGTTGCAAGAGTAGACTTAACCGTTTCGCCATTAGTATCCCACCACCCAACAAATTGCTCATAAGCAGTAGAGACTGCTGTCTTCAGCGTATCCCATGCAGGCTTAAATGAGGTCGTTATTTGATCTCCGAACGTTTTAAACGCTGCCTGTACAGAGTCCGAGCCACGAGTCAACGTCACAAATATCGCCGCTATTGCTGCCAAGCCTGCCACGTAAGGATTGAACAATCCCATCGTCAGCGTAACGGCTCGCATAATAGCAGAGAATCCCGAAGCCATGCCCCCAAGCGTGAACACCAACGGACCTGCCGCCGCCGCTACTCCTGCGAGGATGATGCCAAGTTTCTTTGTCTCTGGATTTAGGTTCTGGACGTAATCGACCATTCCTTGTAGCCGCCGCACCAATTGGTTGGCATAAGGCAGCAGCAGTTCACCAATGGTTACGCCGAGGTCATACGTTGCATTTCTCAATCTTTGAAACTGATTCGCAAAAGAATCCGATGTGCGGATAGCATCGCCCTGTGCATCAGTTGTGCCTGCCATAAGCAGGTTGAGACGTGCCTGTACCTTCGCTTGGTTGAGTTGTGCGCCCGTAAGTTTGTCTGCGCCCATTCGCATCAACTCCTGCTTGAGCGATGCCTCGTTGATAACAACGCCAAAGGCTAAGGCGTTTTCGTGCGAACCGACAAGCGTACCACGTAGACGGGCAAGAGCCTCGTCCATCGGCATATTGTTGAAGGAGCCAAGATCAACCGCGAGTTTGGCAACCTGTACCGATAAATTACCCGCCTGCTGCTCTGTATATCCAAGCGGCTTAAATATATCGCCAAGTTGCCCAGCCATCCCCTGCAACTCGTAGCGGCTCCTTCCAGATGCGCGAGCAAAAGCGTCGAGTTGCTTCGTTACATCGCCGCCCACCGTCTTGAATACGGTGTTGAACTTTGACTGCATTTCCTCGGCATCCGAGGCGGCTTTTACGGCAGCCGCGCCAATGCCAAGAAGCGGAAGCGTAACCGCTGTCGATAACTGCCGTCCGGTGTTGCGAAGATTAGACCCAACCTGTTTCAGTTGGTTTTCTAACTTCGCCATGCCCTGTTGGAACGACTTGATGTCTGCCCCAATCCGAACGTCAAGTTGTGCGACCGTAGCCATCTTCCAGTATTGCTTTTGCCCGTTGTCGGAGTTGCTGATATTCAGCCATCCTCATGACAGGCGTTTCCTGTTTCTTGAGTTCGCGGTACATGGCATCCAGAGGCTTCTGCCGTTTGCCCGCTCTGAACAGCATCAGGTTTTCGAGTTGCTGCGCTATGATGAAGGTGCGCTGCCACTCCAATTCTTGATCCTGTTCGATGCGCTCCCTAACGCCTGCAAGCATCACGTTAATATCCCGTAGTGAACACTCATCGACCTGCGATGGTGTCATGCCGAGATAAGCGGCGC